CTCACCTACCCACTCCCTACACCAATCATCGTCGTACTCCTTCCATGTATTCATATGCTGATCGCATCCTACTTTCTGGAGAGCGGCGTGAACGGTTTTGCGAAACTTATCAAAGAAATCTTGTCCGTAGTGGTACGCAAATTTTAGAGCATCCTCAATATTCATGCTCAATTGTTCTTCAGGATCTAGCGTATTAGTCACCCAATTGCAAAGTTCGTATATCGAATTGACATTTATCGGTGCAAGCATCCTATCTGGAAACCTCGGGTGGGGCAACCATCCGCGTTTCAGAAATGTCAGGTCTTCCACAGTCTCATATCGAGACAGAACGTCGAGCTTCCGAGCATCCGTACAAGTAATTCCCCATTCCGCATACACTTTCGCGCATGTTACTCTGTTGAAGTACTGCAATAGATCATCATCTGCCGCAACGACTCCATCATCTCCAAGAGAACTGTCAGCTACCCGATCATTAAAGGTTTTCATGTTCGCTAGGTCTGGGCGGCCATATCGCTTCATAACGATCAAATAAGCACAGCGAGTGTAAATCGCATGTACAATAGTATTAAATATTGTCGTTAGAGCACTTCCGGATGGCATGCCGCCATGTTTTTGAAAGACGAAATTCCCAATGAACGATCTTGTATGAATCATTTCTTCTATGAGGACTCTGCGAATTTGTGCGTTCTCTTCACCATCGTTGTACCAACGGTTAATGATTTCACACGTCATCCACATCGCCAAAGCCTTTTCAGAGCCATCATAGTTCTTAAAATCTTCGTCCCATCCGTGCTTTCCTTTCCTACGGAGTTTTCGATAAAGGCGAGTCCAAGCAGGACCATCCACGTTTATGCCACATGATGAAAATATGTCAACATGGTTACTTATGAATGCAGCGCAAAACATAAGAAAATACATGCGCACTAAGATTTGATAATCTAGTGGAGCAGCACAAAACGCTCTGGTCTTCCCTTGCTTAATTCGTTCTTTCTTCCTTCTCT